CATCACTCTGGTGCCAAACAGGTGCAACACCCACACCACTCACATTGACTCAATTGTCCACATGGACAGGTGAAGTTGCTAGCATTGTTGGCACTGCAGCCAATGGCACTGGCTCAACTGGTGAGCAATTGCTTGTGGAGGACATTCCAGCATTTGGCCAAGATGATGCATCAGTCAATTTTGCAGTGGCTGGATCACGTCAATCCGACATTATTCCAACTCAAGCCAAGCCCACATCGATGACTATTGTGGCTGCATGGAATCCATCAGATGCTGGTTTGCTTTTGATGAGAGCTGATGCCTATTCTGGCGTGATTGATCGGACTTTTGTGGTGGCTGCCACAGCAGGTGCCAATACAGTGGCTTATGCATTCATCGGTCGAGTATCAGAGTTCAAAATTGATATGAACACCAAGGCTGAGGCAAAATGCACATTCAGCATTCACCCCAGAGGTAATTTGTACGGCTGGTCAAACAACACATAAAACAAAATGACAATAATACAAAACAATAATGATCTTTTGGGATATTTGATAAACCAAGCCGAGTCAGGTAAAAAAGACTGGTTTGGTTTTTCTCAACAAAAAATTACTGGTATTAATTTGGCGTTTGATATTGCCAAACATCATGCCGACTCGATGACCCCAGAGGAAGTGGTCGATTACGTCATCCAGCTCAATAGCATGATTTTCAAAAAAATCATCATTGGAAAGCTCAATTAAATGGCCACTGATATCAAAATTGAATGGTCTGGATTCAAGGAATTTGAGGATTTGCTTGATCAGATCGATGATGATTTTGGTGAAAAGGATGCCAATAATATTTTAAAAAATGCTTGCCGAGCAGCCATGAAGCCAGTGCTGGAAACAGCTCGAGTGCTTTTGGAGCCACACATTGACACTGGCCAGCTCATTAAGTCGTTGCAAATTGAGGCCAGAAAACCAACCAGCAAAGACAAGCATTCAATGTACTCCACACCCACAATGGTGATGATATCCAGAGTGACAGTCGCACCAGGCAAGAAATTCCAACCCGATGTCGAAGGCGAAAAAAGACTTTTGTCCAAGACATTCAAAAACAAAAAGACCAACAAATTGCAGCATATGGTCAGTGATGCCAGGGCATTTGCCATCGAGTTTGGCACAGCCAGATGGCTCAAGGGCGAGGGCAGTCCATTCATTCGGCCAGCACTTGAAAGTAATGCAATTCAAGTAACCAATTCATTGGCTGGCGATTTAAAAGACGCATTAATAAAATACAAATCAAAACACATGGGAACAGGAAAATGAATCAACTTGCAAATGCTTTTGGCCAAAAATTTACAGAAAACAAAGATTCACTCAGGATCAAATCATTTGAATTGAATGGCCACACATTCAAGGTCAAAGTGCCATTGACAAGCGAAACTGATGCCATGTTTGAACGAGTCAAGATCATTGACGAGGCCAAGGCTCAAAAGTATTATGAGGATATGTCCAAGGAGTTTTTGGACAATCGAGCCAAATATGAAAATGATCCAGATATCAAATACTTGGATGATGACATCGAGGTCAAGGGCACATCGATCAAAGAGACATCGAGAAATAAGGTTTTGACTGAAAACAGGATTACTGAGCTAGTGCGGTTATTGGTGCCAGAGAATAAAGACTTTGATATGGCCTCGATCAGTTATGCCGACATCGAGGAATTATTCCCCTTTTCAATTCAAATGGAATTGATCGAGCAGATCAATAGCGTAATTTCACCTAATTACACGGCCACCAAGGGAAAATAATTGGATCGGTTCGTAGGCAAGTCAAAGCCTACATCACAGCCCATGGGGCCGATCCAGCAACAATTGACGAGGGCACATTCAACGACATTGCCATTATGTATGCCGATGGCTTAATTGGTAATCGTGGCGTTTTGGAGGTTTTGGGAAATCTCACAGCTGGGCAATTCAATAAAATGTTGCCCAAAGGCAAGTCACCCTATACACTCGAGGATATAATTTCAAGGGCTTATGACTATATTTATCCACCATTGAGCGAGGAGGATAAAAAGGAAACAGCCAATCAAAAACTCTTGGCATTTGCAATGATGGCACCAGATTGCCCGACACATTTATTTGAGGTGAAATAATGGCCAATATTATTGCTGGTTTAGGTGCCCAACTGGGACTTGATACCACCGAATTCAGAAAAGGCATTTCTGAGGCCAAAAACTCACTCAAAGATTTAAAAGAATATATTCCCGAAATTTTGTCAGTGGCTGCATTTGTTGAAATGACAAGAGCAGCAATGGAGTTTTCCAATAAGATTGTGGAGACTGCCAAAGCCAATGATGTGGCCACAGCATCGGTTTTGGAGCTGGCCAAGGCTCTTGAAGAAAATGGCGGTTCAGCCGATGCCACCAGCAAAATCTATTCTGGATTCACATCCAAGCTAGAGTCAGCAGTCCAGGGCAATGCCAAGGCTCAGACATCATTTGAGAAATTAGGGGTTTCCCTTAATGATTTAAGGCATTTGTCTGAACAGGATTTATTTGAAAAGACTGTATCAGCTCTTGGCAATATGAAGGATTCAGCCGAGAGAAATGGCCTTGCATTTGAAACATTGGGAAAATCAATTAGGGGAGTGGATCTAAAAGGCTTGGCAGCCACTATGGCCGAAAGCAAAGGCACCATGGACAAGTATGCCAATTCTATTGAACAAGCCCATGAATTGTCACTTAAATTAGAAGCATCAAGTAGGAATATGTCATTGCAATTTACAAATGCAGTTATACCGACAATGAATGTTTTATATGATACTGTGCATAAAAATAGCGTTTTAATTGACGCATTTTTTAAATTATTGCAAGCGTCAATTGAACAAGCTGGGAGAGTAATTGAAACATTTGTAACTTCATTACAGCATCTTTGGAGTATTACCAAATTATTGGCCAAAGATTTATACACTCTTTTTGATGTTCGGAGTTATACACAGGGCACATTTTTCAAGCAACTCACTGATAATTTAAATGAGTTCACCACAGAATGGGCAAAAGATACTGATGATTATGTTGCATCAATGAAAAAAATTAATGATGCAAATGAAAAAGTATCAACACCAAAACCACAGGAAAAAGTAGACAGGACAGTGGTGGAAAGTTATTCTGGCCAATTGTTGGCCGAAAAAGAATTGTTTAATGCTTACAAAAAAAGAGCAGATTTAAATTTAGAAATTCTTTCACAAAAAGAAAAAGACAAGACATTAACAAAAAACGAAAAAGAAATGCAAGATGCCATCAATCAAGTATTGAATGAGCAACAAAGAACACTTGACGAAATCGACAAAAAGAAAAATTTAATTGATAAAAATAAGCCAGGTGCTGCACAAATGGAAGCCGAATTAGATCGGCAAAAAACACTGGTTCAGGTTTCCACAGATTATTATGTGCAACAAACACAAAAAGTGGTGGCAGCCAATCAAGAGGCCAGAACAAAATTCAGCACTGGATGGAATGAAGCATTTGCTCAATATCAAGATAATGCACAAACAATGGCCGATGCTGGCAGAAAATCATTCAACACAATTGTGGATTCAATGTCCAGTGCATTGAGCAATTTTGTCAAAACAGGCAAATTGAATTTTGGTGATTTGGCCAGAACAATTATTCAAAATTTAATCACCATCCAATTACAGGCTCAAGCCAGCAAATTATTTTCAATGATCCCAGTTATGGGTGGTTTTGGCGGTGGTGTTGGAACAACTCGCTCATATACTGATTTTGGCGGTGGAAGTGGGGAATTGATGTCCAGCGCAGATGGAGGCCCATTGGCAGCTGGTCAAGCATCAATTGTTGGTGAAAATGGCCCAGAGATTATTGTGCCAAAAGGAGCATCAACTGTTATTCCAAATCATTTAACTGGTCAAGTAGGTGGAACAACTAATGTCACCAATAACTACATCAATGCCATTGACACCAAATCATTTGAAGATCGGTTATATGGCAGTTCTGGTGCGATTTGGGCAGCCAATCAATATGCAACCAAAAACATTGCAACAACTAGGAGCCGAACATAATGGCTGGCTTTCAAAACATTGTTGAAATTCAACAAAAAATGAATGTGAACAACAGACGCACTGTTGGACAACAGGTTTCTCGATCAGGTCAAATGACAGTGGCCCAATACCTGACCACAGTGCCATGGGTGTTTACCATTACTCCACACAATTTTTTGTATTATCCACAGGTCAGAGATGTGATCCAGGCCATTGACAATTTGGATCGGCAGCTGCCAGATTACATCACTTTTCAATCGACAAATTTGAGCTGGTTCACGGCTATGCGTGGAACGGCCACAACGGCCAGTTTGAATGGAACACCCACACCAAACAGTCAAACCATTAACATCACATCAAATGGCACATTGTTGGCTGGTGACTTTATCTCGATCAATGGATTTGTATACAAAGTGACCGCTGATTCATCTGGATCGGTGATCAATATCAATCGGCCATTGATTGGCGCACCAGCATCAACTGCACCAGTTTTGCTTGGCAACAATTGCAGCTTTTATGTGGTGGCTGAACAATTGCCCACATACACATTGAATCCAATGACCAATGGTGCATGGGTCGAGTGGTCTGGGCCATTTGTATTTCGTGAATACATTACAGGATAATTATGTCAACAGCAATTGCAGCACTCAATTCAAGTTCAATCAGATACGCTGAATTTGTCGAATTGATTCTTACAGTTTATGCTGGAGAATTTATTGTTGGCAGCACTTATACTATTTTTGTTGTTGGCACGACTGATTTTACAGCTATCGGTGCATCATCCAATACAGTCGGAGTGACATTCACGGCCACTGGCGTGGGATCAGGAACAGGTAAAGCGCAGCAGATATTTACATTCTGTAATGCAGCTGGCCCAGTCACAATCAATGGGATCAGATATGCTGGTTATGGCACATATCTTGGCGTGAGTGAAATCCAGCAAGACATGAAAGCCAGCAGTGTGGATATAAAGATATCTCTGTCTGGCCTCGATATCAATGTGGTTTCACTGATATTGGCATCACCAGTCAAAGGCAGCACTGTAAAAATTTGGCGTGGATTTCTCGATGCCAGCAATCAAATTGAAACCATTGGCGGTGTACAACAGTTTTTCCAAAGATACCAAGGCATCATCAACAATGTGGCCATCAATGAAAATTTTGATGATCAAAAAAGGCAGCGCACTGTTGTTTGTATTGTGTCTTGTGCATCGATGCGATTGGTGTTGGATTCGAGATTGGCTGGCATTAAAACCAATCCATCCAATTGGCGATTCTTATATCCCAACGATACCAGCATGGATCGAGTGCCAGTGATTGCATCGACTTATTTTAATTTTGGCCAAAACCCAATACCAGGCTCGGCCACCAAAGTTATCGGATCAACTCAAACCAATCCAGTGCCATTGGTGAAATTTTCAAACACATGATCAGACTGGCAAACAAATTTGATATTCCAATTTTGATTGCAATGATTGAGGAATTCTCAAGAGAAACATTGATTCAAAAATACAAAGATCAAACATTGTGGGATAAAAAATATGTGGGGAATTTGCTTTACAGTTTGATTTTGGGTCAAGGTTTTATTGTTATTGACGAGGATTTGAATGGAATGATCATTGCCATGATTACACCAAATATTTGGTGTCCAAAATCAAATCAACTCAATGAGCTGGCATGGTGGGTGGCTCCAGAAAAAAGGAATGGTTTGCTTGGTGGCAAATTATGGCTAGAATTTAACAAACAGGCTCAAAAATTATTGGATGAAAAGCGCATCGATGTAGTGATGAC